GGACGAATCATACCTGCTGTTGTAGTTGCTGCTGCTTGAATAACGATGTTGTCAATTCTTGAGCCTGTTGTACCTGCTGTAAAAACCGTTGCGAGTGTACCTGTACCATCTCTATTGGTGTTTGCGATTGCTACTTGAGCCGCGCCGTTTTTAGGTGTTGTTACATATTGTGCTGTTGATGCCATGCTAGATTACTCCTTGAGCCATAATTAAAAAGTCTGGTGGCGCAACTGTTTGCCATGTTGCGGTTGTTGTGCTTGTTGCTACAAGTGCCTGCCCTGTAGTTGGTGGACTTGCAGCATTTACCGTAACGCTTTCGCCTGTTGTTTGTAGTGACGATGCTTCTAGCCCTGTTGCGTCTTGTGCCAAAATTTGCCAATCTGAATTAGTGCCAGGCGTTGCGCTTGTTCCGCTGGTTAATGCACAAAAATAAGAGTTATGACCATATCGCACAACATCAAGATATTTGTAAGTGCCAGCAATCCAATCGCCTTGAGGGACAAAGGCAATTCGCCCTAAGTTAGTTGTTGCCATTTATAAAGTCTCATAAGTTAGGATTAAATCACCCGTCGAAATAGACGGCGTGGTCGTGGTTAGATGCGTAACAATTAACTCTCCAGCAACCATAGAGAATGCACCAAAATTTATACCTAGCATTGCACCAACATTTGCGGCAATTACAGCGTCTGCGGCTGTTGCTCTTGCTGCTTCATTTGCCACAGCAGTTGTTACAAACTCAGTTGTTGAAATTTGAGTTGTGTTTGTTCCGACTGACGCGGTAGGTGATTTTGGAATTCCAGAAAACTCAGGTGAATCCATCGTCATAGCGAAAACAGTTGTTGCTACTTTCGTTGTTCTATCACCTGGCGGTTGTGTTGGAAAGTTATGATCGCCGGTCCAGTTTTGCCCTGTAATCGCACCTTTTGAATCTATTTGAATCTGAATCGGTGAAGAAACACCTTTAACGTGACTTAATTCAACATGATTCGATGTGACCTCTCCAGTAATAACAGGGAACGTTTGCTTTAACGTCTTTTTTATAAGTCGCAAATGATCGTCGCCTTGCGATTTTAGGTCAGTGCTTAACGGATTTGTTTGAACCAAGTCGCTAATATAATTGCCAGTTTCTAAGCCCATTTTTTAACCTGCTACGATGCTAAATCGTGACGTATTGATATTTTCAGTCGTTAAAAGCGTGTTTTTCGCGCTGTTTTCACTGCCTTGCGCTTCAATCATTGCGTTTTCAAACTTCTGCTGCCAAATTGGAGCTTGCGCTTCATCTCGAATAAAACTTGCTGATTCAACTAACGCGCCATACAAATAAATGTCTGGGTAATTCGTTAAGACGTAGTTTGTATCAGTCGTTGCAATATCTAGGTTTTGTAGATACCGCAATCGTAATGGATAACTATCACCAGCAATTCTATCGAGCTGTATTTGATTTGATTTAATCGTGTAAAAATTAGGATACGATTCAATTGGCGAATAATTTAACTCGCTTGCTTGTTTTAAAATCAATTCTTGACGCGGCATAAACGATTCAAGCCACAACACGATTGGCGCACCAAAATCATTAGGTAAGTCGACAAATTCGCTTTGTGGTGTCGCTGTTAAAACCGCTTCAATCTCAGTGCCACGCGCAGATAAAACGCGGTTAATGCGTGATTCTGCAAGCGCAATAAAATCGGGGATAACTGCTGTTAAATCGCTACGATGCAACCAATTAGCTATTGATGTTTGAAGCTCTGCATAATTTGTTATTGCCATTTCTAGCCCCAAAAAATAGGCGTAGCCGAAACCACGCCTATTATGTTTAGTTAGTTACGCGGCACGCCATTTGTGGGCGAAGTGTTTTGTAGCCATACAAGACATCAATACGGCAAGGTAAGTTATCGTTATTGATGTCATACGCACGAACAATACGCATTGAAATACCGTCATAAACTTCGCGGCGAGCAAAATCTACGCCTTGTGGCAAGATTAAATCAGCCGTTGCAAAACTGAACGCATCTTTGTGGAACGCTAAGTTTTGACCGTAACCTGTTGATGCACTACCCACAACAGTAATTGCTGCGCTGCCCGCAGGAGATGCGCTTACGTTTTGAGTTGCGCCACTTGTTACGATTGGCGGACTGATACCAATGGTTGCAGTTGTCGTTGTTGCTGTAACGTCAGCAGTCACAACAAATTGCTGTAACGATGCCATTGTCGCTTTTGATTCGGGATGCACTTGATACACGCCAGCAATGGTAAATACCGTACCAGCCTTGAACGTATCGTTATTTGCAGTACCACCAATTAACAATGATGCACCTGTTTGTGAACCACCAGAAACGGTTAATGATGCTACTTTGTTACCGATTGTATGTGTTGGTAACAATGTGTTTTCGTACCAATCAAAGCCAGCAGTACGCCCCATTTCGCCCTCACGGTATTGTTCGCTGATAGCTTTCGTATCGTTAAACAAACCTTTAAGCGAGTTCACAATTTCAACGCTTGAGATAGGCAACAAGTGCATGGTGCGGTTGTTATCCATTGGTGCGAGGTTTTCGTTTAGTTTTTGGCGTGCTTGTAAGTACACTTTAAGCGCGTCAGTACCTGTTGGAACAGTACCAGCAGTACCAACTAAGTTATAAACGTCTTTGTACATATTAAGCGCGTCAGCTTCAATGTTTGCCGCTAAAACCGCCATAGCAGGTTCTAAAATGCGCGAGCTGAAATCATCAAGTGACATCGTTAATTCAGCACTTGAGAAGTTCACATCCACACCTTTTTGCGTTGCAACTTGCAATGTGGTGTTTGTTTCGGTTGTGTCTTGCGTGCTTAATGTTTTACCAGTACGAACCGTGTATTGGTTCGGTAATCTGATTTTTAACGTGTCACCAATTTTTGCGCCCGATTTTGCAAACGAGCTGTCGTATTGGCGGTTGATGTTGCCAACAAATGTTAATTTGCTGTGTAGAATTCGTAACGCCTCTTTTGTGATAACGCTAGATGTTAAGACTGTATTTGCCATTTTTAAAAATCCTTAAAAAGAACTTCTGCCTCGCGGCGGTAGATGCGCGTGTCTTATGACATGACGCGGTTGTTTTTTAACGCTTGTTTTTTCTCAACTGCTGGTTTCTTGACTTCATCCATTCATCCGTAGACATTCGCTCAGGATTCTTGGTTGCAGGCGAGCTTTTGCCAACTGTTTTTACTGGTGTCGGCTGTGTTGCAGGTGCTTTTGCAGTTCCAGCCTTTTGCTTGTTTAAAACTCTATGACCAACCATTGCTGCGTGCAAAGTTTTCACAATGCGCGGATCAGTAATTGTTTGAAGTTCTTGAGCCGAGTAGCCTAAATCGGATTGTGCAAACTCCATAATTTGCCTCGCAAGTGGCGCACCCCAATTTGGCAGCTCTCTTTCTAAAACTTTTAAGCCTTCATTTCGCGCAATTTCAAATTGTTGTTGCGCTTCAAAAGCTCTTTGCTGGTCACGTTGTGAAATCGTGCCGACAATTTGTTGCCGTGATTCCATTAACTGCTGGCGCTCAATCATTAACTGTTGAGCTTGTAGCGGGTCGTTTTCGCTGACTGCTTGCCAATTCAAGTTTTGGAACTGTTGCAGGCGTTGGTCAATAGATACTACTCGCGCCACATCTTGCAAGTTTTGCTGAATCGTTGCCTGTTTCTGTGCCGTTTCGGCTTCAAAGGCTTTGCGTTGTTCAGCTAAGGCTTGCGTTTTCTGTGTGTAATCCGCTTGCATCATTGCCAATGGCTTTAATGCTTTAGGGATTTTGAATTTCTGCCCGTCGTGTTCAAGTTCTTCACTATCATCTTCTTCGGGTTGCGCGTCATCGTCTAGTTGTTCGTCATCAGAATCTAAGTCAATGTCGCTTGCGTCATCTTCTTCGACTGTGTCTAACAATAAATCGTCATCGTTTTCTACTTGGTCGCTCATTGTGTTTCCTTTATCTCTCGACAATGTTTAAAAAAAATCGTTGTATAAAATGTGATGGGTCGTTCACTTTCTTTACGTTATCTCATTGGTTGATTCATATTGACTGGCGGAGGCGGCTGATAAGGCTGAATCGCTGGCACAATCGGTTGATTACCTAGAACGTCAGGTGACGTTAAAGTTTGTTGAAGCGTTTGCATAATTAACGCTTGTATTTGTTCAGGAGACATTGCCGTTGTCGTGACTTTTAGACGGTCAGTTTCGGCTTTGAATCCGTCAATTTTTAACTTCTCAGCATCAATCATGTGGTCAAGCTGTAATGCCTGTAACTGTTGCGATGCTTGCGATAATTGCGCCTGTGTTGATTGCAACTGTTGTTGCATCATCTGCATTTGCTGATTGAACTGCTGTTGCATTTGCGCGTTTTGTGGGTTTTGCCCCTTAATCTGTTCAGGTAGCATCATTGCCAATCGCTCAGATATTTCGTCACTGCCAGCCCAATCAAGATTTTTAACGAGTAAATCGGAAATAATCGGTGCTGCTTGTGGGAATACGCGGCAAAGTTCAAGCATTTGTTCTGCTGCTTCTTCGCGTTTTGTTGTGTAACTTGCACCGCATTCAACTGTTACGTCATATTTGCCGATAGTTAAATCATAGATTTTCTCGATGCCGTCTTTGTTTTGCGTTGGCTGTCCAAGTGGCACGTTTTGTGGTTTCTTATCTTCACCTAGCACACGAATAACACGCTGGTTGTTATAAACGCTAGGGATTAAATCGACTAAGATTCTGCCAGTGTGACGAATCGCGCGGCTCAAATTGTCGATAAAGTGAAATGTTGACGTATCGCTTTCGCGTTGACGCGCCAAGATTGCTTTGCCGCTAACCTCATTACCTTGCGCTCCCATGCCTGCATCAAAAATGCCGATAATTGCCTTAATATCATCACTTGCGTTCATAGCCTCCTGAATCATACCAACTGGAGGTTGCGGGAAAGCCTGGCGCATTGGCGGCTCAATACCATCGTATTCAATGAATGGGTGATTTTTAGTGTTTGCCGTGTTCCATTTCTCAATATCAGAATTGAATGCGCCTTTTTTACCCACCCAAGGCGTTCGAGGTGCTAACGCCATCATTTCAGTCGCATTAGTACGCCAGAAATTGAATTGTCTTTGGCTGTCTTTTGCATCACGAATCAATGAACGAAAATAACGCTTTCCTTCGATATTCACTTCATCGCCATAAACGGGAACAATCGGAATATAACGACCTGCCCATTCCTTCTTTTCGAGAACTTCGGCACCCGTCAAAATGTACTGCATAACTTTGTGTGACTTGACTTCGCGCTGATTTGTAATCGTTACGCCTAACGCTTCAAAAACATCTTTGTGTGTGTTGTATGCGTCTAAATCGAGTACAGAGCCATCCGATAATTGCACAATTTGACGCATTGATGGTTCACGAACCCAATACTCACAAACCAAAATCTTTTCGTCATCAATCCAAGGATTGTTTAATTGGCTGTATGAATCCCAATTTACAGGCTCTTTGTCTTTCCATCGTGATTCAAATTCGTCCTTAGTGACAAGCTCAGTAACAAATGCACAATTCCAATCGCTAGAATCAGCACTATCACTATCGGGGTCGCCATAAATAGAAAAAGGATTTGCAACGCGCTCAATACATAAATCGAGGTCGAAGGTGTCATCATGCGAGTAATCCATTTTGATGCGCCAATAACCAAAACCCATCGTTACTGCATCTTCTAACGCGGTATCGTAGGCAATATCGGCGTTTGATGTGTATTCAATGTTGCGAATCAAGCCGTTTAAAATTTCGGCTGTATCGGTATCGCTGTTTGAATCGACAGGATGGCAACGAATTGACGGCTTATTTTGCCGTGAATCATTCACGACTTGGCGAATGTAAGCAGGCAGCTTATTGATTGTTAAGCATGGTCTACCATCGAGTTCACGTTGACGTTTAACTGAATCGCTCCATTGTTCACTAAGACGCGCGAAACGCTTATCTTCAAGCCCTTCTTTGCGATTATCAGCTTCAACTTCGGCGGCACGCTCAAAGAGTTCTTTTGCATCTTCGAGAATATCGTCATCTGAATTTTCATCTTCAATTTCGTTTTCTTTGATTGCGATATTTGCCATTTAACCCATCCAGCCACCAGCGTCATGCTGATGATTTTGTTTTTGTTTTCTTGGTTCAGTTGATGCCGCATCAATGCCAGACATAACTAAGTAGCGTGTTGCGTCCATGATGTGGTCGTTTTCTTTAACGATTGCACCTTTCTCGTCACGACGATAAAGCCTAAATTCACTTAACCAGCTTGATAACGACTTAAATACTTTGAGCTTGCCACTTGATAGTCTTTGCCACACTGCATAAAGCCCAGCCTCCCTTGCGTTGACTGCAGGCTGTAGCAACAACCCCATTTGCAAATATTGTTCATATAATTGCATTCCATCTACTTGACTGCGACCTCTTGACGCTGGGTCAATAACGCCAGGTATCCAATCGCCGCGTGATTTAATTGATTCTGCGTGAACAATTGGCTCGGCTTGACCGCGATAATGCTCACTAAACAAATAAACCGTATCGGTATCTCTATCGATTGCGCCCCACACTACTGCCGTGCGATTCCAGCCAACGTCCATGCCGTAGACTTTCGCCCAATGCTCAGGAATGGGGAAATCATCAACAACAATGTCAGATTCGGGAACTGGATAAATCGCACCAGCACCTAACTGTGGCACGCCTTTAGATCTTGCATCACGCTGAAAAGGTGGGATTGATTCCCAAAGCTCCTTTTTAACCGCGTCATCTAAATGCGGTACATCGTCCCATGTTGCCATGACAGTGAACTTACTATCGCTTGAACCTTCTGCTAATTGCCCATTCGGTAAGAATGCCAAAACGACTTGTGACATACCCATAAGCGGCGTGAACGTGAGTAATAACATACCGTTATTTGTCATCGTTCTAAGCAAGCATTCAGTGTAAATATCTAACGGTGGCTCTTCATCCATTAGGATTACGTCTTGTTCACTGCCTTGAAACGCCTCGCGCCGTTGATCGTAAGATTTTAGGTTAAGCGTTGAAATGCCACCGTTTGCATGTCTTACGTTCACAATCTCAATCGCATCCGCAATGCCTGATTTTGCTTTTGTATCGATGATGCTATCGAATGGAATCAGCCCAGTGCCAAAATCACCAGTATTACCAAGTAGCTTTTGCTGCAAAATGTCGCGCGTTGTCTTGCCTGTATCGCCTGCCGCCCATGCCTTAATTGGTTTATCAAAACGTCTACCTGACCACCAATCAGGATAATTGCCTGTTAAATGCAGCGTGAGTTCATAGCATCCAACTGATTCAGTTTTTCCTACGCGGTTTGCTGCAAGCATTAAGCGTTGACGGTATTTCGCGCCAGCTTCAAAGAATAATAAGTGCTTAGGGTACAACTCGCGCCGATACTGTCCGACTGTCGGGAAATAAGTCCAAATCTTACGCCGACGTTGGCGTAATTCTTTTTCTTCTAGTAGCTGCAATATCTCAGCTTTTGCTGACATTTAACGCCGCCAATTTTTCTGCAATCTTTTCGTCAAGCTCATCGTCTGATAGATGCTCAACTGTTGTGACTGTCTGCTTAACTTCTGACGGAATAAATCGCCCTAGAAACGCCAAAAACGCTTTTGGGTTATCAAGAGCGCAGCTTAAAAGATAATCCTCACCACCAGCACGATTTAGCGCGTTGAATGTCATATCTTTTAAATCGCGCGTGAGCTTGTTTGGCACACCTTTTTGTCTGCCTTTTCCCGCGTTAGGTGGTTTTTTATTTTCAACAGTTTCCACTATTTTACTAGCCCTTACTAACGAAAATTGCAGCGGCTAACATCGTGATTGCCGCCTTCTGATCTGGTGTTAAATCAAGCCCAAAGAACGCGCCACCAACTGCAAATAACGCACCCCATGTGCTAGGTTCGCGTAATCGTTCAATTAACCATTTCATCAACCAATTCCAAACATATATTTTCCAATCAGGACGGCAATCCCTGTAGCAGTTGCCCATCCAACGCGTTCAATCGTCCCAATGCTTTGTTTTTGGTTCTCGAAGTTACTACGCAATTCAAGCAATCGGTCAGAAAGCTCTTGATTTTGAGCGCGTAAATCTTCGACTTGTTTTTGCATTCTTTCTAAGTCTTTTGATTGCATTAGAACTTGTTGCTCTAACTTAATCATTGTCCGCATTTCTTCACTTAAATCGTCTAGCTTGCACTTAATCTCGACAAGGCTTTGGTTGATATTTGCAAAAGTATCTATTTTTGTGCATTTGTACTCTGCACGTCTATCACTGTGCGTAGTTTCTTTTTCAAATTCCATCAACCATTCCACCGAGCGTTTGAGCCTTTGCGGCAATCGATATGTGTAAATGTGTCATAACAGCCAATTCCTTTGCATTCCTTGTTAAAATTCAAAACCAGCCAATGTTGAAAATCGTCTGGCTCTACGCCATGAACTCGAACATCGGCGGCATTTCCTAAGCAGTGTTGACTATGCTTTGCACCACCGACCGCGCGATTGTGTTTTTCGCAGCGATAGCCACTAACAACTGTGATTGATTTACCGATTTTTTCGCGGATAGATTGCAGCAAAGCGACCAATTTAGGATTGACATGAACCTCGCCGCAACATTTACATTTAAATTCACTGCTATCAAAGTTTTCTGAAAGTTTCATGACATCGTCTCGACGTGATTTTTTTCACTAACATACATCAATTGAAAATTAAAAAGCACCCTGTGTTTTATTTTTTTTTTGCCTCACGCTTTCTAACGTAGGGAAATGATCCGCCATAACGCCTGCTTAATGCGCCTAGCACGTTATTTATCTCACTAGGCTTGATTGATGTTTTCTCTAGTTCAGCTTTTAACTCATCCAAAATACTCATTCAATTCCTGCATAAGTTTTGATTTCATTTATTGCCTCTTGGTATCCAAAGCAAACAACTGCGCGATAGCCATTTTCGTTAAGTCTTGCAATCCATTCCTTTTGCTCTTTGCTCGCACGTCCCGTTTCCGTTTTAAGCTCGATAAACAAACCTGCGTGTGATTCATTAGGTAAAGCCAAAAACAAGTCAGGAACGCCCTTTTTAACGCCTTCTGCTTTTAACTTTGTCGCAGTACCAATATCCCTGATTCCACCGTTAGGAATAGCAAAGATGCTGCTCAATTTTTCATGTTTTTGACAAAAGGCAATGATGATTTTTTGGTGTTCGTGTTCGTTCATGATAATTCACGAGCAAAATCAGCAAACCGATTGAATCCCTCTTGATTTACAAACGCAGCATTTGGAAAGTCTTGGCGCATTGCTTTTGTGTCTAAACAGATCGGCGGAATAGCGTGTACTTCACTGTCACTGCCTTCTAAATGAATCCAGATTACGAGGTCTTGGTCTACTTCAATTGTTGCTTTCATTTTAATCTCCGAGGTTGGTAACTTTTCAGCAGGTTGGTAACGGGTTGGTAACGCTTAAAGCCAGTAAATTCGCTATGTGTACCAACCGTTACCCACCGTACCATCTAATTTTTAAATAATACGCACACACATACATAACATGGTTTGTGTAAAAAAAAGGTTGGTACGGTTGGTACAAGTCGCGTTTTTCCTGTGTTCAAGGTTGGTAACGAGGTTGGTAACGAGGTTGGTAACGGTTGGTTACGCTTTTCTCATGAAAACCCGCTTTCCGCCATGAAGCCTTGTTTTCTCCCAATCGGATAGCCTTCGCATAATTGCACCGACGCGCATTTCTTCGCGCTTACCATGCTTTGCCTTATCCTCAATCTTTAACGCAAACGTCAATATATCGGATGTTGTGACCTGTGTTTTTCCAATGAGGTAGCTTTTTACGTCCTCCTCCCAACTATCGCCGATATAACGAGCGTCTTGGTGTTCTTGAGCGTTAGGAATGTCCCACCATTCAATTTTCTCTTCTTCGATTTGGCGCATAGTTGCAACAGCTTCAGCCCAAAGTTGATCACGGTTTTCTTCAACCCAGTCAATAATGATTTGACCTGATATTTTTATTGGCAAGAATCGACGACCACCTGTTTCATCACGATTCCAATCATCACGGTTTGTTCCGCCGATAAAGATACATTGACGCGGGAATTTTCTTGTTAATCGCGCATAAGCTGGGCGATAGTTATCTTCTTTGATGGTTAAAACTTGTTTGATTCGCGTTGCATCTGCTTTGCTGAATTGGTCAAGTTCGCCAAAGTCCGCGCCCCATAATCCGCGTAACGCCATAAAGAAATCTTTATGGTTAATGCTTTCTGTGAGTTCTGCGTACCATTCACCAAACAAGATTTTAAATAATCTCGATTTACCCATGCCTTGCAATGATTCGAGAATTATCATCATGTCCACTTGCGAGCCAGGTTTAAAAACACGCATGACCGCCGAAACAAAGAAGTAACGAATCGCCGCGCGATGATATTCATCAATCGGAGCCGTTAAAGATAAAAGGAATTTATCAAAGCGTGGTTTTTTATCCCATACGATGCCGTTTAAATAGTCTTTGACAGGATTAAAGCTGTTTAACTGTCCAACAACACACATTGCGTCTAACACTTCGCCCGTGCTGATTTTTTCGTGAATGTGACCGTTTTCTAATTCAGCTTTAATCATGATCGGCGTTGCTTCAACAATATCTTCTTTGTCGACAGCAAGTTGACCGCTAAATTCATTCAATGCAATGCGCCCTTTGAATTGTGTGTGATTTTTCAAGATCAAAATCAAATTGTGAGCGCGACAAATAACTTCAATATCACCATCTTTATTTTCTTTGGTGATTAACTCATCGCGCCAATCCGATACCTTGGCTTTTTCTTGTTTAACAAGTAATTCTAATTCTTCAATAGATGACATGGTCACTTCCCCAGTAAATACCATTGTGACCAAATTCATGCCATGTAGCAGGTAAAATAAAACGCACACTGATAACACCGATTTTTTTGAGTTCGAGTGCAAGTGTCACACGGAATAATTCAGACGCATCGCCGCGACAAACAACAAAACAGCCTCGTAGAAAATTCCAGTGAAATTTATCAGGCGATTCTTCTGGTGGGACAACAACTGTGCCGTTGCTTTTTTTTGTCCAGCCGAAATTGATTATTGCAAGATTGCAATCTTCGCCTAAGTTAATAGGCTTAAAGTCTTTGGCAAAAGGTGGGATTTTACGTTTCATGCCGCCACCTGTTTGTACCATGCGCCTGTGTGGCGTGGAATGAAGTTACGCGCATCTTCGCCGAATTCTTCTACAGTTTTGAAGTAAGCAAAACCACGTTTAAAACCTTTTGCTTTGGCGGTTTTAAGATGTTGGTTAAAACGATTTTTAACTAAAATCGGCATAGGGATTTCATCACCAATTAACACTAAATCATCACTGGTGTTTTCGATTTCTTGACGTTCTTTATCACTGGTAACGTGTGCTTTATCATCTACATAAAGCGCATTGCATGAAGGGCAATAGGCTTGATTAGTAAATGCCACGCCTTCAATGTCCACTTTTTCCATTTGAATTTTGAACACGCTATCACAGCATAAGCACACGGCACTTGAACAACCGTTACACGCTGATAAACCGTGTTCTTTGTGTTTGCGATAGGCTTTTTTAATATCGTCCGATTGAGTTAATTTTTCTTGAACCGCGCCCAAAAATAAAACAGGATTTGGCTCATAAACTAAAGCACACGCCGCGCAACAAATGTTTTCGTGTTTTTCTTCATTGCGTTTTTCGGTTTCGCCTTCAAGTGTCCATACTCTGTCCATTGAAGGTTTTCCGTGTTTAGTGACGTTGTTTGAATGGTCAAGAATGATTGCGCTATCTTTAGTGGCGTGAGTTCGCATGATACGACCACACATTTGAATATAAAGCGAAAGGCTTTGCGTTGGACGTGCTAAAACACAGCATTCTAATTCTGGAAAGTCGAAGCCTTCTGTCAAAATTCCTACGTTTGAAACAACGCGAATTTCACCTTTGCGCCATGCCGAAATGATTTTTTCACGTTCGATAATCGACATTGAACCATCAAGATGCGCGGCTGATACGCCGATTGCTTCAAACGCTGCAATGATGTTTTTAGAATGTTCAATCCCACAGGCAAAAACAACGGTTAATTTATCATTCGCCAATTTCGCCCATTGAGTTGTAATATCACCAATTAACTTAGGCTGATTCATCACATCTTCTAATTCGCCTTCGTCATAATCGCCGCCACGTTTGCGAACGTTTTTTAATTCGCTTTCGTCAATTTTGAAGCCGTAGCAATCTGGCTTGATTAAAAAACCTTGTTCTATCAATTCTGAAACGCTAATTACCTCCACCATTTCAGAAAATAAATCATCTAAGCCTTTGCCGTCTAAACGCTCTGGCGTGCCACTTAAACCCAAAACCGCCGCATTAGGATAATTGGCTAAGATAGTGCGATAACCGCGAGCTGCTGCCCTGTGTGCTTCATCAATAATAATTAAATCGGCGTGTGGCAATTCACGACGCAACAAAGTTTGAATACTTGCGACATGAACTTTTGCAGTGTGATTGTTGCGTTTGTCGCCTGACATAATGATGTTGTAATCGAGTACACCAAACGATTCTAATTTTTGAGCGCATTGTTCAATCAATTCACGACGATGCGCTAAAAACAGCGTGCTTTTGCCTTTTAGCAATGCACCTTGAATGATTGCGCTACTCATGACCGTTTTACCCGCGCCAACGTAAGCGCATAATAATTGCGACTTGATGCCGTTTTTGATGTTGTCGCGCAGTTTATTTACTGCGGAGTGTTGATATTCTCTGAGTTGTATCATAAAATCTACCTAACTAATCAGTTGTTGAAAAACAGCGCAATAAGCCAGCCTAGCCGCTGGTTTTTTTGTGCCTAAAATTTGTGTAAATCCTTTCACGTTACACATTCCCAAAAATATCAGGACGAATCTCTGCGCGTGGAATGCCGCTAATTCGCTCAACCTCTACAATTCTTTCAGCTGGAACTTTTTTCGACGCAAACCAAAACTGAACCGCTTGAGGCGTAATTCTTAATTCAGACGCAACTTTCGTTTGGTTTCCGCGTTCTTCCAAGAATTCAAAAATTTTCATTTATTACTCCATAAATAATGTTGCGATATATTACAAGTAATTCTTTAAGGATTCAATGTATTCTTTACAAGTTTTTCTTTTGTTGCTTTTACAAATTTTACTTGTAATATGACACGCAACAAAAAAAAGTTGATTTAAAGGAGTTTTTGCCATGAATGAAGATAATGAAATTGATGATGATTTAAGACGTACTGAAATCGGTAAGCGAATTCATAAAGCTATTCGCATGGCTGATTTAACTGCAACTGACGTTGCAAAAATTATGGGCGTATCTCCACAAGCCGTACAGCAATGGTGTGCAGGTAAGACATCTCCAAAATTGGCGCAATTACCAAAGCTAGCAAATGTGCTTAACGTGACGGTTTCTTACATTGTACTTGGTGAAACAGTTGATAACATTCCTTTAAGAGAAATCCCAGAAAGCTCAGATATTCTTAAATATATGGGTGGATTGACCGTTGAACAGCAAAAGATAAAAATTCGTGAAATAAAAGACCAATTCCTTGAAAATATAAAGATATTCAATGAAATGAATCAAAATCGAATGCACCACGCATGAAAAACACAAAAAAGATATTTGTTTTTTATTGTGCGTGTATCTCTCCTGCTTTTTCTGGCGGGGCATATACTAGCCCGCCAAGCATCTTGCAAGAGTGTATGGATAGTGGGGGATATAATCCATTTAAAAGTCCATCATCAAGAGCAAAAGAATGCACAAGAGTTTTTTGTGGTACAGATGAATTCATATCTAAAATTAAAAAATACGCATTGCAGATTGCACAAAGCGAACAAGATAATTTAGATGCGTTGGTGTGCATAACAAGAAAAGATAGAGATTTAAAAAGTGAGCGATAAAAATATGAAAAAATTAGCTTTAGCTGCAATCGCGTTAGGTTTTAGCATTGGTGCAAATGCTGCGTGTGACACCAAGTCGTTAAAAGGTGATTATTATTTCAGCGCATCGGGAATTGATAACGGATATACCTGTGCAAATCTAGGTGTAGCTAATTTTGATGGAAAGGGAACGATGAAAACCCACACTGTATATGGTTGCGGATCGCAAACATTTGAATCGGACATGGTTTCAGTGTATCAATTAAAATCAAATTGCATGGGTTCTGCGGTGGGCAGTAATGGATTTACATATAGCCTTGTTATGAATAAGGCTCTTACAAGCGGCAATTTCTTTGCATCTCAAAATGGTGCTATTGGCGTTGGAACAATGATAAAACAATAAGCCTTTTCATAAATCAAACAAACACAAAACCCGCTGTTACGCGGGTTTTTTATTGCCTGTGATTTTTCGCAGGTATTTTTTTGTTTAAAATTACAAGTTTTTCTTGATAATTACAATTTTTACTTTAAAATAAAAACCGTCGAAACGCAAAAGCGAATCTTCATCACAA